TGTACAAGTCAAACGTCCAGTTGTCCGTAAATATCATCTTTGATAAGTTGCCTCCCATGGAGGTTGACGGCTCATGGCTCCCGGAGCAAGTGGACATCAAATCCATCTACCTGGAAGCAGATTCCATTCGTAGCAAGAATGGACGTGGGCGTATTGACATCACACGTGCATTCAGCCCGGAAGAAATAATAAACTTCGAGGACGAGATCGCAGGTTGGATGTTACCCATTGACATTTAAGGAAAATCAAAAATGATTGTAAATAGATTAATGCACGTGTCTCAAATGACACGGGACAAGGACCTGTCGGCCCTCTTGAAAGAGGCGGCGGAGTTGATAGACAACTTGCAAACGTGGAAGATACGTTGGGCGGAAAGAGACTTGGCCTACCAGCATCTGTATGACGAGTACAGACTGGCGTGTGCACAACTAACTCCCACGCAGATTGATTCCATTAAAACAATGGTCGGGTACAAAAGAATGCACGAGGCTTTAATTAAACAAGAGGAGAACAAGCCATGAAGATTTCTCAAGTACGATTCGACGAGTTCATCGGCCCACGGGCCTTTGAGAATGATGATGGATGGTCTGCCACAGTGTGGCAACAGGCCTGGGAGGCCGCTCTCGAGGAGGCCGCAAAAAGATTCGATACAATGCACACAACGGATAATTCTGGTGTATCATCCGCGCAGTACCTAAGAAAGATGAAAGGAGAATGAAATGCCATTTAAGCCACTGCTTCGCGCATTCCCCAGTGTTCTCGTGAGAGACAGTAGGGGCATGTTGCTAAGAGATTATTTTGCGTCTGACGCCATGAAGGGATTGTTGTCCGATCCCGACTGGAGACGGGACATGGACTTTGACGACACTGCTCGCGCCGCGTACAAGATGGCCGATGCGATGTTGAGAGTGCGTGAAGAGAAACAAGAAACGCAAGAGGAAACGCAAGAGGAAACTGTTCCGCCCGGCACCTTGGTAGAGACAGGGGGCGAAGAATGAATTGCCCGGAATGCGGAGCCTGGACCACGATCAGCGAGACACGCCTGACAGTCATGCGCTACCGGCGCAGACGAGAGTGCGGCAATGGACACAAATTCACGACTGAGGAAGTCGTGGTTTCACAAGAACAACTCACCTCAGAGTCAAGTGAACGCCTGAAAGTCTTTCGAGAGAAAGAGCCCAAAGGCGGTTCAACAAAAAAGAGTAATAGCAACTGCAATCATCAACCACAAAGGAGTTTCACATGAGTAATAAACTTTCCGCCCAAAGCCAAAAGGTCTATGAGTTTTTCAGAAAAAATCCCAGCGCAAGTGCTTCTGCAACAGCGGCCAAGCACAAGATGAGCATCTCCAACGTCTACAAGATGCGCGCCCGCGCCTTGGAAGACTTAAGGAATTTTGTTGCCCCTCCTGGGTTGTTGCCTATAGGCGCAGGCCCGGGGGAGGTCAAATCCTCTTGGCAAAAGGTTGTTGAGGAGGTTGAGAGCGTGAGTGTTGACAAGACACTTGACGCACGTGCAGAGATGTATGGCAAGTTCAAGGATGGCGCGGCACTGATGCAGTCCATCAAACGAGTGCTCGCTGACCACGCGGCCAAGCATGGCAAGACCTTTGCCGATGACCAATGGGAAGCACTTGAGATGATCGTCCACAAGATCGGGCGCATTGTCAACGGCGACCCCGACGTCACCGACCACTGGGTGGACATTGCCGGCTACGCCACCTTGATCGCCGAGAGGCTTGAAGGTAACGCCCGTTAATCATGATCGAGGTCATTCGTGCCTACATGGGAATAGCCCGGGGCATTCATGGGGAGCGGTGGGTCAGGATTAAAGAGAGCGTGGTCTACCGCTGTACAGAGTGCAAACAGACTTGGGGGTCACGGACCACGGCCCAGGGGCACGACTGTCCTGCGGCACAGAATAAACGGGGAAATGATGGATGAGGATACGAAGTTGGTCCTGCAAATGTGGCGCGTGCAAGTGATGGTCAACGATCACTTGCAGCGCCGTGTGGATGCATTAGAAAGAGAACTGGGGGATATATATGCTGGAAAACGTATTGATTATGGCCGGGCTGATGCTGATTGGCGGGCTAGTAGTAGTGGTCGTCGGCGCAGTGATGATAGCAATGATTGAATTCGTACAGAACGGAGACAGAGAATGAAAAATTCCATGACCCCATTCGGCTATGTTTGGCGCAAGGCGCAACACAGCCCGATGTTTTACTTTACCGAAGCCGAGGCGCTTGACACGCAAAGGCAGTTTGGTGGCGAAATAGTAAAGGTGTACACACATGACTGAAGAAGACGATGACATTCAAAATTACATAAAGCCGTGGGTTGGGCTAACGGATGAAGAGATTGAATTAGCCTATGGGTGCATCATAAAAATTCGCAAAAAAGACATCATGCCTGTAGAGCAAAAGCAGTTTGCAAAAACCCTTGAACTACTTTTAAGGAAGAAAAACACATGACTGAATCAAGATTCTTAGACCCCGAAGATGAAGCGTTCAACGAGATTGAGCGCAGGAGTATTGCCAAAAAGGATGCGGTTAAAGCGCAGTTGCATATGAAAGAAGAGTTGACCAAGCTTCTGACAGATAGCTATGACCAAGGGGTTAAAGACGCATTGGAATCAGTCACACAAGCCATCAAAGAACTGCGCCCCGCCATCATGCCGTTGGAGGGAATGGGCAAAGGTAAAGCCACGCAGGAATGGTTTGATATCTTGGTGAAAAATATTGAGGAGATGAAGAAATGACACCAATTGAATTTGTTATTTTTGATGGGGACAGTGACCCCAACCAGCCGGTTTATCAAATAGCCGAAGCCATGCACAAGCTAATAAAAATACATAGCTCCGGCGCAGAGTGGGAGGTTATCGGTTACTACTACGGTGACGATGGTCACATGGTGTTGGAAATCAGGGAGAAGAGCATATGAACTTCAGAGAGACAACAATCAAGTACATCAAAGACATCCTTAGGTCAAAGACCATCTCCGAGGTGATCTACGCCGAACTGCAAGACGCACACCTGCGTAAGCTGGAGGCCGAGACCGCCGCTGAGTACGCCAATGCCGCGATGCAGTACAACGAGGAACGGATCAAGAGGCTTGAAGCACGGCTCACGGAGCATGTGGACTACAGCGGGAGGATGGAATGACACAAGATGAAATCAGAGCAAGGGGACAAGCATGATTGAACTTATTGCAGCATTTGTTGTTGGTTTAATGACAAGACCACTTTTTGATTTGCTTTTTTTCTTCTTAAAGAACGCCATTGAAGCCAAACTCAGGGAGAAGAACAATGCTTGACAGGCTCATAGTAGGTGCGGTGTTGTCTTTTGTTGGGTGGAATGGCATGTTCCCCGAGCCACGGCCCGCGCCTACGCCCTACACGTTGCGGATGCAAGCAAAAGAGAAATCCATCAGTGCCGTCTGCCAACGGACCAAGGGTCAGAAACAAAGTAAGACAGTCAGAGAACTGTGCGAGAGATGGGAGAGACAACGCAATGGATAACCAAAAAAGAAAGTAATGAAAATGATTAAGAACTATTTTGAACCCCTGACCCTCACCTTAGTGTGGGTCTACGCTATGGCAATATTCGCCGTGGCAATGGACATTTTTGTTTGGAGGACCTAAACAATGGAACAATACTATTTTGTTTTTTACTGCGACGAGCTCTGCATCGACCTGGAGTGCGAACTGGAGTACGACCAGGAAGAACCCGACGTCGGCATCAAAGCCTCCATGACCCTGGTCAGCGCCGTGCCAAAGAACGCTCCAGGCCTGGACATCTCAGAGATCATGAAGCTCTCCCTGGTGGACGAGATCGAGGCGGCCGCGCTTAAAGACATACACGACACGGAAATGGACTTTTAATCATGAAACCCGCAGTTTTTACAACAGATGAGCCGCCCGCCCCCATCCACGATATGCTGGTCAAGGAGTACGTCAACGGGCTCAGGCGACACATTGAAATACTGAACATCCAAATAGAAACCCTGGTCAAACAACTCCATGACGCGCAAAACAAAGAGTGACGAACCACACGGCCCCCTAGCCCGCCTCAATGGGGCGGCCAAAGAGTTAATGCAAATATACCTACTTAGGATTAATGGGCAAGATATCGTCCTCTTCGGGCCCATGCTGGGTTGGCCCGAAAAAGAGGACGTTGAAGTGGAAAGTATTGGGTTTGGGGAACTGGTCAGGGTGGAAGACGTGATAGAGATGCTACAGCGGATGCATGGGCGCGGTGGAGAGGGAAGTGGGATGAGTAAAATGCAATGAATAACGGCCCACGGACTACGGACAAAGGATTAATAAATGAGTTTTTCACACCTATATAGACTTTTTGACCAAAATAAAAAAATAATTTATTTTTTTTATTTTAGACGTAATAGACGTAATGGTGTAATAACGTAATGTAATCAACGAGTTATGTTAGTACAGTACATTACAGATTGTTTATAGGAGTAATTTATATAAAATGCGCGCGCAACTTTTTTTTTGAAAAAAAAAAAACTTACTCTTGGGTAAAAAGTCCTTACTGGAACGCTACAAGTGCACAGAATTGAAGTTTTGTTAGGTTGAAAGATTTAAAAAGGAGATTGACGTGACCAAGAAGGACATTTACAACAAGGTTCCGGTGGCCCAAAAGAAGCTGACGAAGCGACTTTCGACCCCAGTTTCGCCTTTGGAGCACCAAAAGAAGCCCTTGACTCCCCTGGAGTGGCGCTTTGTCCAGGAGCTTGTGTCCGGGGCCGGGGCGGTAACCCCCACTGAAGCGGCGAAACTGGCCGGATATTCTGAAAAGAGTGCCCACGGCATGGGGTATACCCTCACAAATCCCAAATACCACCCCAATGTGGTGGCCGCGATCCAGGAATACCGCACGGAACTGGCCCTGAAGTACGGGACGACCTATGAGAGGCACATGAAGGACATGCAGACCATTAGGGATGCTGCCCTAGCCGCAGGGGCCTATGGGGCCGCTGTACAGGCCGAATACCGCCGTGGACAGGCATTGGGCACCATCTACATCGATCGCAAGGAGATAAGGCACGGAACGATCGATTCCATGAGCAAGGAGGAGGTCATGCGGAAATTGCAGGAAATCAGAAACCTGTATGGTGCGCCACCCCCCACCGCGATCTTGGAGGTTCAGGCCGCCGAAGTGGTGGCGAGCGTGGAGCATGACCCTGAATTCGACTCGAACTTAGTTTTGAAGGAAGCCAAAAATGCCAGTCAAGCCAGAGAGCGCGTTGTACAAGCGGATGAAAGAGAACTTACTGAATTGCCGGATAACCAGGATTGAGTCGAGGGTTGGCCTGGGAATCCCAGACTGTTTGATCGCTTTTCCGGGCAAGTGGGTGATGGTGGAGCTCAAAGTGGTCAAGAGGGGCCGCAAAGTGATCTTGAGTCCGCACCAGGTGGCCTTTCATCTTGTGCATGCGGAAATGAGGGTTCCTACCTTTATCTTGGTTCAGTATTTTCCGCCAGGGGAGACCACCGGTGCCAAATCTGAGTTATTGCTGTACGAAGGAAAGCAGGTGGAACAGTTACACCACCAGGGGATTGACGCGGAACCCTTTGACAGTTGGAAACTGATTGGGCCGACCTGGCACATGCTGAGACTGCGACTTGTTGGGGGCTAGGGAAAACACCAAGTGACGTATCGAAAAAACGTGTATGATGCGATTCACCAGGCGAATGGTTCCCTGGTGAATCAACCTAGAAAGAGAGAAAGACATGGGAATTTCCATTAAGAAGTTGGACAAGTACGACGAGATTCGTCGCAAGCGGTTGGCTACAAACAAGGCCGCCTTTGACCAGATGACAGAAGAACAGCAGAAGGTTGTGCGGGATGCCCAAAGGGCGTTACACAGTTTTGTTTCTGACTTTTCTGAATCGTTTGACGTGACATCCCCCACTGCACGTGATTTGCAGGATTGCTTTTGGCGCATGAACAATGCGTTTTGCACAGAGGAGGACTCACAATGACTGTCAATTTACAACTGCGGGCCCAGTACGGCCTGGGCACTGTTAATGCCTACAGAGAATTGATTGGCCGTTCAAGGGGTTCAGTCGATGAGGATTCAGTTACCGACATGCTCACCGATGTTTGTCACATGTGCCATTCTTTGGACATAGACTTTCTCAAATGCCACACTGCCGCGTTGTTGCATTTCTGCGCTGAGAGGGAGGGGGTTAAATGAAACAGTATTCAATTGAGGTTCGCATGTCTTACTTTGTTTGGGTGGACGTGGGGGCGACCGATGAGCATTCAGCAAGAGACCAGGCATTGCGCCGAGCCTACCGGGAACAACAAAAGGGCACGGGCGTTTGGGGTGAAGAGCCCCAGGTCACAGCGGTGGTTAAAGGGGAGACAGTCGAATGAAAGAGCAAATAGAAAAACTGCTTGAAGAGTGGCACCCGAACGAAATAGGCCTGATGGTGGGTCTGAGTGATAGCGACACAAAAAAGATCGTGCGTGAAATCTACTTTGGTTGGGGTTACACAAGTCCGGACGATTGGAAGGCGCAACACATAGGCGATGGGGAGTATGTTTTGCTTTTGGATCAGGGCGATGAGTGGATCGATGAGGAGGGGGACTTTCGCTGTTTCGATTCTAAAGAGGAGGCCCTCGATCATTTGCGTAAATCGCTCCGGTTGTGGCATGACCAGGTGGCCCTGAACACATTTTCTTGAAAGCTAAAAATAAATGCGCCAATCAAAACTACCTGATCGCTACAGAAAAGTGGATCAGCCGCCCAGGCCACCACCTGGGCCGTTCAAGCTGAGAGATATTTTCAAACTGGCCGTGATGGCTTTTTTCAACAACGTGATAAACAAAAAATAGGAGTTGACAGGTTTTTTCGATACGTGTTATATTTCACCCAGGTCATGTGACCTATCTTAAGAAAGTGAGAAAGAAATGAAAGTTAAACAATTGATTGAAATCTTGATGGAACAGCCCGCTGATGCGGACGTGTCCGTTTGGATTGATGGCGAGCGCCTTGTGGCTCGTATGCTGCTCGACGTGGACTTGTCCTTTGTTGATGAGCACAATTTTGTGGAACTGAACGCGGGGGATGACAGATACGTGCATTGCCTTAAATGTGACCATGTGTGGAATGAATCGCAGTCACCTGATGTTTGCGCACATTGCGGAAATACGGACAAGCAACAAACTGTTTATCAACTGGCACCCACGGAGGAAAGATGAAATGAAGACCTACATTGTTTTGATTGTTGCTGAGGACATCGATTGCATCGATGAGGCGCTTGGCGAGTTTGTAAATACCGACGTGATCGAAGAGTACGCGACCTTGTGTGTCAATGACGAGGCCCGAACGTTTGAAGAGGGCGAAGTGTCAAACCCTGAGTATTTGACTATTTTGGCGCAAAGTGTCGCGGCCGCTTGCAAGGGGAAAATTTAGAGTTGACAGGTTTTTTCGATACGTGCTATATTTCACCCAGGTCATGCGATTGGCGCGTGGCCGCAACCTAGAAAGAGAGAAAGATCATGGATACATTGAACCCTATTTTGAACGCCTTGGTACAAGACCTGGTGCGCCAATTAACGCCTGTTGTTGTGCAAGCAATTGCTAATGACTTGGAAAATTACAGACTACAGACAGATCAGAAAATTTCTGATGCACTGGACGTGAGCCGCAACTGGGTGCGTGATGTTGTGGGCGAAGTACTGGACCAGGACTTACGCGGCCGCGTTGCAGATGTTATTGAAACCATGGATGATCAACACATTATTGACGTGGACGCGATGGCCGCCCGGGTGATTGACAACCTGGACATGGGCGACCTGGCCGAAAAAGTGTTTGAAGAAGTAGACCTCACCGACCTGGCCGAAAAAGTAGTTGACGAGATCGACCTGGAAGACAAAATCAAAGAGTTTTTCAACGACAACTCGTTTTCTGTTTCTTTGTCTTAAGGGGCCGACATGGGACTGAATGAAACCCAGTACGCCCTCATTGACATGTGGGACATCAAAAAGACATTGCCGGACGCAATCAAAAACCTACCGGCGGCCATTGACCGAAAAGATATCACGATCGGCCAATGCGTCGATGACGTACTTTTATTTTTAGAACAACTTGAAATAGAAATTATGGAGCAAACACCATGAGCAAATCGAACGTTGAAAAAATTCAAGAACTGATGACACGTAGCCCCGCCGGGCCGCTCATGCAAGCTTTTATTCTCGAAGCCGTGCGCCGTTATTCGGAGGACATAATTAACGAGGGCATTCCCGAAGATAACCCCCGCGCGCTGATATCCCCCAAGGCCTGGTATGTGTGCGCCGAAGTGGCACATCTTGAATTAACCTAACCGGAGAAAAAAATGCAAGAACTGAAACCTTATGCGCTGATGACTTTAAACGAGCGCGCCACCTGGAATCACCGCGCCGCGCAACTGATGGAAAAAATCGGCGGCGGGTTTGCGTCCGCCCTGGCCCTGGCTTATTTCCGCGCTGATGGAACAAACCAGGCGCGCATTTTGGGCGCGTTCGGTGATTTGTTTGAACTGTATAGAAACCGGGCTTTTGAACAGCTTGAACACGAGGAGCGGGCTCGCCAGGCCATGGCCGCTCAGGAATAAAAAAATAATTCTCTATTCACCCGGCCGCGCGCCGGGTTTTTTTTTGCGTGGCCTGTTGCATTGTTTTTTGTTTGTGTGTAATATCACAAACACCCGGGCCATGGTGGCCTGGGACTAGAAAGTAAGAAAGCGAGAAAATTATGCCTGTAATTGGTGACACCCTTTTGACTGTCGTTCTCCCAAGCGGCAATCGCGCGTTGTATTCGGTAGGCCCTCAGCACATAACCCCCAGGGCGTCGAACGTGACGCAAAACGAAAACGCCTACATGTACGGCCGCCAGGTGGCCGTTGAAGTCAACGGGGATTGGTTCCGCTCCGGTTTATCCGAAAAAATAACCGACCTGAAAACCCTGGCCCTTATCGATCGCGCGCCCCAGGCCGACACAATCCCAGGGGGCCGGTATGCTTAAAACAATCCGCCAAAGCAGCAACAAAAAAACCGGGCCGATCGCGACAACGTACCGGGCCGGACAACATCACACGTTCGGCACGTGCCCGACAACGTGCGCCCTTAACCCGAACGGCGCGCACGGGGCCGCCCTGGTGGACCGGGATTATTTGGCCGCCGTATATAACGCGGTACCGCGTAACGGCCAGGCCTGGACGTATTCGCATTTTGGTTTTGAAAACCTACCAAAACCCGCGCCAGGTAAAACAACTATTAATTTCAGCGCGGACACAATGCCCCAGGCCGTGGCCGCCGTCCGGGCCGGTCACCCGGCCACAGTAGCCGCCCCGGCCGGGACTGTTTGGCCGTACACGTTCGACGGGGTGCAATTTGTCCAATGCCCCGAACAACTGAGCTCCGAAAATTCCGGGTTTACATGTGCAACATGTGGCAACGGCCGCCCATTGTGTGCACGTGGTGATCGTGATTATGTGATCGTGTTTGTGGCCCATGGTACCCAGGCGCGAAAAGTGGCCGCCGGTGCCGATGATCCCGGCGGATGCTATGCGGGCCAGGGACACGCCGCGATCGCCTGGCATGCCACCAGGAAAACCGGCGCGCCCGATGACGCGGCCGCCGTGGCCGCGTTCGCCCGATCGCTCCCGCCTGGTTCGCTACTTCGCCACCATATCGCGGGAGATATCGGCCGTGCTAATTAATCCTGCCCTGGCCCTGGCCGCCGTGGTGGCCCGGGCGTATATTAGGATATTCCCTAATAAGCAAAAAGATAATTTTATTATTTTAAAATTACCCAGTAAAATAAAAACTCGCGGCCGTTTTGGCCGTGGCCGCCGCCGGTAGGTTACCGGATAGAAAATTAGAATTGGATTAAATCATGTCTACACTTTCCCAAGCTTCAAAACAATGGGCCACACGTCCCGCCGAAGAACGTTTCACTTCTTTGCCTGGCATGCTTGCAATGTTAGAAACCCAGCGCGCTATCAGTCGCGCCGCCGTGGTTTCATCGCGTAAGCTTCGCGCCGTCCCGTTGGACGATAACCAGGGCCTGATCATCGAGGGCCCCAAGGGCCAGGGATATTCACCCACACATTGGTCATTCGGCCAGGCCGCGCAGTTGACCGGCGCGCCCGCCGGTTATCTTCGCGCCTTACCGGCCCCCCTGGCCGCTGACTGCTTAAATTATGGTTTTCAGGTTGACCGCTCCGCCCAGGACGTGGGCGTTTTACTTTCAAACAATGGGACGCCGGAGCTCCGCGCGATGACCGGGCCGCGTTACGGCCGCATTTGGAACGATGACGTAGTCCGCGAATTAATGGATCGCTTTGGGGACGGCGTGGCCGGTGATTTCAGAGTACCCGGCACCTGGGGCCGCCCGCTCGATCAAGTGGACATTAAAAATACAACGTTGTATGCCGGTGATCGTGACATGTTCGTATTCTTGGCCGATGAAGTTAACCGCATTGAGTTACCAGGCCGCCGGGACGGGAAAACGGGCGAGCTCGCTCGCGGGTTTTTTATCAGTAACTCAGAGACCGGCGCGGGCACGTTACGCGTGAAAACGTTTCTTTTTGATTATGTGTGTGCGAATCGGATCGTATGGGGAGCGCACGAGCTCGAAGATATCGCGATTCGCCACACCGCGAGCGCGCCGGATCGATTCATCGATGAAGTGGCCCCGGCCCTGTTGGCCTACAGTAACGCGGCCGCCGGGAATATCAATCAAGTGTTGCGCGGTGCCCAGGTGGCCAAAATCGATAAGGTGGACAAATTTTTGTCAACCCGGTTCGGGCCCCGTGTGGCGCAAAGAATCGAACACGCGCACGTCATCGATGAGGGTCGCCCGATTGAAACAATTTGGGACGCCGTAACCGGTGCCACCGCGTACGCCCGTTCGATCCCTTGGACCTCCGAACGCGTCGAAATGGAAACCCTGGCCGGTGACATGTTAGAGCTCGTTCACGTGTAAAACCCTGGCCACCTGGCCCCGTAAACCCGGCCACCTGGCCGGGTTTTTTTATGCTTTCAAGTTATATCGTTTCCGCGTACTTCGGTTTTTAGTCCCGTATCAAATGCGCCCAGGCCGCGCCCCTGGTGGCCGCCGCCCTTATCCGGCCCGCATGCGTTTTTTGGACCCGGCCCCAGGTCCTAAGCCTGGCGCGTGATCCGCGCCCCGTTTTGCGCCTAAACCCGCCCGCCGTATTGAATCCGCGCAGCGTTTTTCCCGCTGCGTGCGCAGCTGCGGTGCTGCAGCTGGTGAACGTAAAAACCCCAGGCCTGGCGCGAAGTTACGCGGGCCCCGTTGCACGGGCCGCGCCTGGTGGCCCGTTGACCTGGTGACCTGGGCCGCTCCGGCCGGGCCGGTGGCCGTGGTGCCTGGCGCGCAGTTATTCGCTCCCAGGTAAGTACATACGTTCGCAGTTATTCGCTCCCAGGTAAGTACATGCGTTCGCAGTTATTCGCTCCCAGGTAAGTACATGCGTTCGCAGTTATTCGCGGGCCTGGTGACCTGGGCCTGGTGACCTGGGCCGGTGGCCGCGCCTGGTGATCCGCTACCTGGTGGCCGTGGTCCCTGGCCGGTGACCTGGTGGCCGCTCCCGGCCGGGCCGGTGACCTGGGGCCGGTGACCTGGTGGCCGCTCCCAGGTGGCCCGGTGTTTGTGATCCGGTGGCCTGGGCCACAAACGTTTGTGCCCGGTTAGTGATCCGCGCCCTGGTGGCCGTGGTCCCTGGGCCGTGGCCCGCGCCCTGGTGGCCGGGTAGAGTCCCGGCGGGCGTTTTAGCGGTAGTCAGTACTCACTTCGACCGGGCCCCGAATTTTGGCCCCAGGCGGACCTGTCGGATGCTTTAGCCCGATTTCACACAGTTTGTGGGGCTCTAAACACAATTGGACCCCCGGGCCCCCAAAATAGGCCCCCTTTGCTTTATTTCCGTTTCTGTGTAAAAATTTTTGCAAATTCCAAAACTATTTTGTTTCACGTGAAACATCCTGCATGAACACACAGAACGATGAAATGGAAGTAGAGCGCCTTAAGCTCGAATACCGTCTTGCTAGGTTAGAGGCACAGGAGAGTGCCCAAAAAGATTTCATGCTGTTCACAAAGTACGTCTGGCCCGAGGCCATTATTGGTGAGCATCATGCCAAAATGGCAGATGCATTCAACCGCGTTATGACTGGAAAGCTTAAGCGCCTGATCATCAACATGCCGCCACGGCACACCAAATCTGAGTTTGCGTCCTACCTGTTGCCGGCGTTCATCATGGGCAATAAACCGCGAACCAAGATCATTCAAGCGACCCACACTGGCGAACTCGCAGTCCGTTTTGGACGCAAGGTCCGTAACTTGATGGACTCGGACGAGTACAAGGAAATCTACCCAAAGGTTGTTTTGCAAGCCGACTCCAAGGCTGCCGGCCGTTGGGACACGGACAAAGGCGGTGAATACTTCGCTGTCGGCGTTGGTGGTGCAATGACGGGCCGTGGCGCGGACCTCTTGATCATTGACGATCCACACTCTGAACAGGACGCCATGTCTGAGCTTGCCCTAGACAACGCATGGGAGTGGTACACCTCTGGCCCGCGTCAGCGTCTGCAACCAGGCGGCGCAATCGTCGTGGTCATGACAAGGTGGGGAACCAAGGACCTGACCGCGCGCCTCATCAAGCAGCAAACCAGCCACAAGGCGGACAAGTGGGAAGTGATTGAGTTCCCTGCCATCCTGCCTAGTGGTAAACCCCTATGGCCAGGCTTTTGGGGCGTCGAGGAATTGTTGTCTGTCAAGGCCTCCTTGTCTTCACAGAAGTGGCAAGCCCAGTGGCAGCAGCAACCGACCAATGACGAGGGTGCGATTCTCAAACGTGAGTGGTGGCAGGTCTGGCAAAAGGACGAGCCACCGGTCGTG